TTACCTTACCAATATACCCGGTTCCTTTAACTTTAAGTGCAGCTCCTGGGCCACAAACTACCTGTTCTTCATAAGAACCATTTACCGACCTTTGTGCGCCAAGTGCTGAGCCGTAATTTATTTCGACAAATCCGGCAGATGCGCCGAGTAATATAATTGAGCTATAAAAGTTTGTAGCCGAATCTCCGGGCATAACACCATTAATATCTAACGTAGATGTAGTGCCGTCAGACTCATAAGTATTATCACCCAAGTCAGTCCAACCAGAACCGATTACATCAGGCGGGGTAGTCCATAGCTCACTCCCTAAAGCCGCGCCACCGGCCACCGTATCTACCCAACGGCCACCGGTTATTGCTGGCTCATCAATAGGGATCGTAATAAGCGACAAGCCGTCTGCGACCACTCCGTCAACAGGCAACGCCCATACTGTGCGCTCAGTGTCGCGGTCGCAAGTAGAGGTCAGGAGGTTGATGATAATTTTGAAAAACGGCGACATGTGTTCACGGAATGACAAAACAGTTCGCGTGAACAAATTAGCCCTTGTGCTTAACTCTGTTCTGTCTGCCATGATTACTCCTGTTATGCCTGGCTGCGTACAGCAACAACAAATCCAGAAGTAGTGCCGGCTTCAGTTTTAGTCACCGTTACCTTAACCGCAGCGCATCCAAGATTGCTATAGATAAACGTTCCGCTTGGGCCGCTGTCTGCTACAACTCCTTGCGTTCCTGGCACACCTTCAATTGCCTGCCCGTTATCCATGTATCGTACTAGGTCAAGTGTGCAACCTTTGTCGCTTACAACGTCAATCAGTAGATCCTTAACTGAGGTTGTAATGTCGATGTCAAATGCCAATACCGCCGAACCGTCAGATAATTCAGTTCCGCTCTTCAGTGCTAATTGGTTACTTCCTGCGTAATGTGTCGTCATTTTTCTTCCCTTTCGTTATGCCACTGCTATAGTGGTTACGGTTCCAGATGAACCTTTTTACATTAATACCCACCCCATAATGTTACTTTTAATGTATCTAGTGACGCGACAACATTGGCAGTGTCGGCTTTCATGTGTACTTGTAGTGTTTGTCCTTGATTTATGCTCACTAAGTCAGTTATTCCGACTAGTCCAGTTTTTGCTTGACTTGGAAAATCAATACTTGACTCAGACCTTGGCACTATCACCCCGTCAATATATGTACCGTAGGTTAATTTACATGCCTTATTAACCGCTACATTACTAACCCCATTCATAAGGAACACTCCACTAGCCCCTGAATGGGTAAGAACCCCGTCTGTCGCCAATGAAAAGCCCAAATTTAAACCATCAATAAACACCCCTAACACTGGATACCATGTGTCAGCATCTGTCATTGTTGTCGTGTCTGGCGAATCTAAGCGTATAATCCCACGCTGAACCGATCCGTCTCCAGGAAGACCCCTTGCTCCACGTCTGGTTATCTTTTGTACCTTCGGCTTTAGTACGGCATAATGAGGCATATTACACACTCCCCGCCACGAACGCAGATGATACAGTTAGTTCGCCGAAAAAGTAAGGTTCTTTTATTCCTTCCGAGCTAGTGAACCGCGCCCAATACCAGACAGTTCGATTAGTGATTTCTTCCGTTTCAACGTCTGTGAGTTTCGGGAATATATTACCATCAGCAGCGGGGGTATTGAAGGATAAGTCAAATAACTTTACTCCGTTTTGCTTATCCAATACTTCACCCTGAAATGTGCCGTTGCTGAAGTCAGTTAGATCTTGCTCTAACTCGTCATCATAAAAGATAAAGTTGAGTTCATGCCAATCAACCTCTTGATATAGTGTCGCGTCTTGCCTGAATGGTACGTTTACTAAAGTTGCCATTATTTACCTCTCGATGGAATTACGCCGCCTAAAAGGTAGCATGTTATTGCAGCGAATACGGGAAGCCACGCAAATTCAGTTTTTGCGAATTCCATCAATGCTTTTACTGTGTCATCTGCGCCTAAACAAATAGAAATTACACAAGCGTTAAAGAGTATCGCCCACTCTACCATTATAATGGTGACCATGATGCGCTGCATAACTTTGAATGGAGCTAGCGCCTTCAGCCTCTCTATGCCAATGGTAACTATTTTTGCATTGTGTTCTGCTTGCTCCTGCTCAGTGAATGACATGCCACCAATCCAACCACCTAACTGCGTAGCTAGGCCATTGTCTTTGTCTGTGATATCGGTTGCTACATCACCTGCGCTGAAAAGAGTGCTAAACCAGTTCATTACTTGCCTTCTGGATGTGCGGCATGTCTACGAATGACTCCCATGAGCCGCCCCACTCAAGTTTGATTTCCATTTTCTTCGCCGTCTTGAGTATATGCTTCGCCACCTTCTCAAACGCCGCCGTATCTTCCCATCTAATGTGCGGATTCTTTTTATTATACGGTGCGAAGTCGAACGCCATAGACGGTAGTTTATTGTGAAGGCTTACAGGGTATTGCAATTGTGATTTACCGGCGTTATATGCGGCGTTCTGTTCTTTCTCTCCACGATGACCGCAGTATACACAGAAGTCTATCTTGCTTGTCTGGATGGCTTCATACAGAACAAGCTGCAAGTCATCATGCAGAGTCTCAATATTTCGTTTACTTGCTTTACCGAATTGAAACATCAGTTTGCCTCCGGCTAAAGTCGTGGATCCTATCGTCTACAATATGATTGTTTAAAACTGTTTCGTTTTTGATGCTCTTTTCTGTCAGCATCTCAAGTTTATCTACAGCCCTATCAAACTGTTTGAGTATGCGCCTTAGAAAGAAAACCATTGACGCAAACAATATACCAAACAGCGGTGTGGTGAGCAGATACATAGCATCAATTAGTCCAGTCATATCGAAAGGCTCCGGTGGAAGGTGGGGTGCAAATGTTGCCAATGCTGTAGCCGCTTCATTAATCATGCTGACCTCTACACGTTAAAGGTTTTAATGTTATCAGGTGTTATCGGTAACTTAATCTTCTTTGGACGCGGTCTACGGATAAATGTGACCTTTATACCATTTTTGTCTACCATTTGTAAATTCCTTTATCCTACTTGGTGAACTATGAATTGTGCATCGAGTGGTGTCATTGATGCACTGCTATCTGCTTCTACAAATACGGCTAACTTATCCCCTGCTGAAAGTGACTTAATAGCAACAAAGCCAGCACTACCAACATCACCACCAGCAGACATCTTTCTGTGACATCCTTCGGGGTCTTCAACATAACCACCTCCGGTATCAGTGCTTAGATGAAACTGGAAAGTAACGTTGGCGCCGCCGGAAAAAGAGTTCTGAAAGTTAACCATATATACACCATCAACATCAATAGTGATTTCGTTGTTAGCGAAGTCAGGGATTAGCCCATCTGTGACCGTGCCATTGGCCGCCCATCCAGTCATAACCTCAGCCGTGGTAATCCCTGACTGTGCTGTAGATCCATCTTGCACATGAATACATGCGAAGCCACCCATCATTGTGACTATAGCATCTCTGTGGTCTTGTGCTGATATACCACCGATGCCGTTCGTTGATATCAGCGCCAAAATTTCCGGTTTACTGCGTCTTGTATTTGCCATAATTAAATCCCTTTATGTATCATAGTCGTCTGAATAATCGTTATTGTATGAGCCCAGTGTACCAGGTGGCATTTCCATTAAATCAAGTTCAATCAGTGCCGTGTTCGGGTTAAACTTACGGCCCAATACAAAGAAGTGCTTGCCGTCAGTCAACCCGTTTTCAAGTATCTGTGTATTCTGCCAGAATGTTGCCTCGCTTGTCGGGTCTTTGCCTGTGTTGTCTTGTCTTGCTCTCCACATTTTACCGTCATGTATTACGCGGTCGCCTTCGGTATAATCTGTTGCTTCTAGTTCCCACTCAGCGAGTAGTTTGTATTGGTATACACTGTTCGTCCCATCCCCAACAACATAGATATCTGTGCCTGATTCACTTACATGTAAATCCTCTGTATTCCCATCCTCGCTTGATATATCTAAGCTCTTACCGCTATATACCGCTGTCGATACATCCCATGAAGCGCCAAGTGTGTACTGGTACAAAATACCATTATTAGCAACGGTTATCATCGTCTTGCCGTCACCCTTAAATCTAACCCCAAGGATAGCAACCGCTTCTGCCGAAACAGATTTAGTTATAGTGGTATATGTTGCAGTTGATATATCGAATGCGGTTGATAGCGTATATTGATATATATTTGTGTTCCCGCCTATCACATAAAGCCTTGAGCCATCATCGGTAAGGCACATCCCGCCTGGAGAACCTGTTTCACTTCCAACATCAAAAGCTACAGAGTCATAACTAGCTGACGATAATAGCCATGCTGTTGATAGGGTATATTGATATATAAAATCAAACCTATTCCCGATTAAATACATTTTAGTTCCGGCCAGATTAAAACTTATTCCTGTCGGGATATCATCCTCTGTTGAGATATCTATTGATATTGAGTCATAAGATGCGGTGCTTACATCTCCTGGTGTTGACAGGCTAAATTGCAAGATTGTTTCAACCGTATCATTCCTTAATATATACATCTTATCCATGTCTGTATTAAAGAAAATACCCGATGGCCCCGTAGCTGGAGATGTAGATATGTTTTTGCCAGTATAGAAAGGCGCACCCTCCCACGCATTATTCACCACCGGCAATTCCAGGTTGTCAACCGCCACAACGTCAGCAGGTTCAATGTCTGCGAATCTCGGCCCCATCTTTTTAGCTGTCATCGTGTAAAGCGGTTCAGTTAGTAAGGCGTTGTCGAGTATGTTTTTATCGATTAAAGCCTGTGGTGGGGACGTTAGAGCCGTTGCCGGTGCCGTGCGTCCTGCTTTCCACTTGTCGTAGTGATCCTTTATGCCCTTCTCAGGGAACCACCTTAACTCAGCGTTGGAATCGAGCAGAGCTACACCATTGTCGAAGTCGTCGCGGTCGTCTCTAGGGTCTGCGGTCAGTGTCGTTTTTGGATTATAGTATGAATTAAACCGCGTAAAGAACTTGTCGAGGTTCCCTTTCACGTTAACAAAGTCGATGTCATCAGCGTCAAGTACAGCGGTGTGTTCCTGATTGATGTCAAACGGCTTCGGCTTGATCTGCCCGTTGCCGAGAGGAATCAGAAACATAGAGCCGGTCTGTGCTAATTCATCTAGCAACTTATTTGCTTCTGTTGGCTTGTGCAGAACCCGTGATACTTTATACTTGGTTGCTGCGTAGTCTCCGGCTTCTAGCGTGTCGAAGTCATCTGATATATACCTGTCGCGCAATCCTATCTCGTCAAAGATTTGTTTCATTGCCGTTACAAGGCTCGTTGCTGAAAACGTAATATCGTTGGCTGTGCTGCTGGTATCAATCTCGCCTGTTCCTGGGTCTGAATCCTCTTCCGGTATCTTGCGCTTTTCAAACTGCTTAAATGCGTCCTGCACCTTAACTGTTATTTCTCCAGCCACTTCATCTAGAGAGTGGTCGAACCATGTCCCAACAATTACCGGCTCGTATGCTTCAGTGCTTAAGCCCTTAAAGCCGCTGTATATAGATACGTCTTGACCCTTGAGATAACCGCTTGCTATCAGGTCGGAAGTTTCATTAACCCAAAACATTTTCACAGACGATTGACCGGTAGTTGACAGCCCTTTACCGATAGTAATCTTTTGGCTAAATCCTGATACAGAGTTTGGGACAAGCTGCGGTGACACACCGGAAAACGGTTCGTCTATGTGTGAGCCGAAATAAAGAAACAGACCTTCCTCAAGTTGAAACTCGCGTATCTTACCACGCCCACCGGTCGAGGTTGTGAAGTCTGCGGTTATCTTATAAAACCGTGATGCTACCAGGCTGTCACCGTCAACGATTGAACCGCCTGGAGTATAAACGCTTCCTAAGTCAGAATATTCATAACTATATGAGATCAAGGCCCCAGCTTCAGTAATGTCGTCAACAGAGAAAATAGGGTTTGATGATGTTACGGCCCCAAAGTCAATAGGTGATGTAACGACTTGTGCTGTCGGTTTTAGTAAATTAAAAACAGGCGGTACGTATGAATCGTCAAGATGACCAGAAAAGAAATAAGCATCAAGCCAAACCCCACCAACAAAGACTTCAGGGAGGGCGTAATATGTGGAACTGCTAGACAATTGAGAAGATGATATGGTTCTATATTTGCCAGTGAAGTACCATTCGCTTGGGCCTGGAAGGTCTAACTTTCGAGTCAATGTTATCGTGTCACTGTATATGTCAACAGTTGGAGTAGTTAGGTCGTCAACAATCCTCAATCTTGACTGTACTGTTGGTGAGTTTACATTGTTGGAGAATATCTGAGTTTCAACACTTTGCAATGCTGCATCGTAAGTCAGGGTAAAACTGGCAACACTAAAACCAAAATCACCAAATGCTTGAGATAATGTAGGTGATACAGGGAATACGTCCTGGATAACATCTCCAACATCGGCCTGTGTTCCATCTGTGCTTACATTGGTTAATACTTCACTTGTTTCCCATTGTCCTTGTGTCGTGTAATACAACGTCTCACCATCAGCAGATTCAACCTTCATAAAGACAGTGGGTGTTCTGTTGCCTTGCTTCGCTGCTGCTATGTAATCAGGATGCGCCATTTATGCAGCCCTCGTGGTAAATGGAATTGCAGGAATTGTGAATATGCCAGGGGTCTGAGGTGATGCGAATTTGCCGCCACCTGGAATCCATCCATAGAAAGACTCTGTTTCGTCGATGTCAGGAATGAAGAAAAACGGATTCGATACTTTTATGCAAGCGTCAGAGAATGACTTTATACCGACTAATTCGGCTGCGGTAACCTCGCCCCAGTTAAGAGACATGTCACGCATAGCCCGCTGCTGATTCGTACCGTTGAATGTACCGGCCTGAGAAATCAACTGCACCACTGTCGGTGTTACTGCGTCGATGTCTGGATCTGTCTCGAAGTAAGGAAGCGTTATTTGCGGCACTAGGCAGATATGAGCTACCCGCACGTTTGACGGATGGCCTGAAAAGATAAACTTCCAGTAACGGAAAGTCGCCTCTGTGAATGCTCGCCATGTTGAGTTAACCTCCGACACCATAACCGCATCGGCAGAAACTAAATCGTCTGATGCTGAGAAGTTATCAGTCGAACCTCTTATCTCTAACGACGCGCCGCCTAGTGCATGTCCAAGAATGGCTACTGAATCCATTGCTGCCGATGATCCTAAGTCGATCACTACATTAAACGTAGTCGTCACAAGTGGCGCGTAGAATGTATCTTCGGTTTGTATTAGCACGTCAGAGCCGCCAGAATTTCCTGTAATGGAAGCCGTCGCGTCTGCCGTTGTGCCGTAGTCGCAATATATGATCGTAGGTTGACCCATTTAAACCCCTTACGCTATGACTAGAGTTACGCCACGCCGCGTAGCTTCGTTGACTGCCGGTATTAGTTCTTCTTCGACCCATACTCCGAGAATGCTACCTGTTCTTACTTCAATGTTTGCGCCGCCTAGCTCTTCAAGTGTCGCTTGCGGTTGTGCAACAGTTTGTGCCTGTGGCCCGATGTTCCCCGTGTTTATATTTGGTACTGCAGGTTGTCCGCCGCCGCCACCTTGGAACTGTTGGCTAGATATAGATTGAACGTTTGCAAGTCCTGCCGCTATTGCTGCCGCTGCTGCTGCTGCTCCCAGTGCAGGGCCGACGATAGGGATGCCAGACAGGGCTTTAAATGAAGACGTTGCCGATTGGAACGTGTCTATAGTTGTTGTGGCTATAGCTGCAATCTTGCCAATCTCAAACGCTTTACGGCTTTCTGAATTCATCAGAGAAGACAAGTTTGCTAATGCTTGCATTCCTGCTGCTGCTGCCATTCGTTCGTTTTGTTCTTTAAGGTCTGACGCTTGTTTCTTGTTCTCTACGTCTTCGGCATACTGTTCTTTATTCGCAGCCATTAACATACGCAACTGCTCTACACGTCTGTCGTCTATTGCTTGCTGCTGTATGTTTTGTTCTATTCCTGCTTCTCTCTGGATATCTAAAATTTGAGCAGCTTCTGTTTCGGCAGCTTCGACTCTTGAATTTCGTGCCGCCTGCTCAGCCGATGAAATAAACCCGCCTTCTGGCCGTTCAGGTGCGGCTGTTAGTTTCCCCGCTAGGGCTTCTCGCCTCACCCTCATCAACTCTTTTACGTCTCTGATGATTGGCGTGAAGTCCGTTATTGCATCTAAGTCGATAAAGTCAAGTAGCTTGGCACCCTCCTGATGTGCGCGGCCAAACAAAATTAAAGATGCACCTATGTTGCCTATACCACTAGCAACTAAATCTATACCGTCATGTAATTCCTTCGATGTTAGTATTTCTTCAAGCTGCTTAATGAAAGGTATGAATCCGGTTCCACTTGCTCCTAATTGTTCCTGTACATCGCCGAATGCGTTAGACAGTGATTGAAGCGCTCCTCCTAGTGTGTCCTTTGCGGCTCGCGCTGCCCCGCCGAATTGTGTTTCTAACTCTTTAAGGATAATTGTCTGCGCGCCGAGTAAATCACCCGACTTGGTTAGCTCCTTAATCATATCTTTCTGCACGTCTGTAAACTGGATACCAGAGCGAGACATTGCAGCAATACCGGCAACAGGATCATTAAGCGCCTTACCGACTTGGATAGCAGACGTTTTTAAATCCTGCCCCATTGCTGTAGACATGTTTAAGATTGCTTCAGTCGCTTGCGGGAATGTCTCCTCCCCTACTTTTGTGAAGGTGAGAAGAAGTGACTGCATTTCAATGATGGCTTCATCACCGAATGTTGTGACCTGTTGGAGACTCGCGGCCATGTCCTGAAGACCTTTAGACGAAATACCGACCGCGTTTTTGGTTGACTTTAAACGGGCTTCAAGCTGAGCTATGGCGTTTTCTTGCCTTATGTACGCGTCTGTAGCGTTTTTAATCGCAGCGACACCGAACCCAAGAGCGATAAGCGGGCCGATCGCTTTACCCATCTTCTTAAACGAGTTTTCGGCCTTTTTGATACCTTTGTTCGTCTTGTCTTTGGAAACTATGTCAATTACTACTTTATCTGTTGCCATTTAATTTCCTGTTGGCTGATTGTTTGGCTAACTCTTTACTTCTATGGTCTGCCCGTTCGCGTTTAACTATTGAAACCGCTTGCCTGTACCACTGTGGCTGTTCTAACCATGCGCCTGGAAACGGTAAGTGTAGGACCTCCCCATCTGCGTTCACCGTTTCGTTTACTAGTGATAACATTCTCCACGTTCTGTCTGTTATTACCGACCGTGGGCATTCATAAAATTTAACGGCTGTTTCACCTTCACCCCATTTATAAGAAGGCTTTAAACTTTCCGGCCATTTTATCCATTCAGGCTTGGAAACCATTGTTTCTGTATATCCATGCTGGTTCCTACAATTAAGCCTATTTTTTTTTCTTTCTGTGCAAGTTTCACAGTCTAACTTGGGAGCGCGTAACCCGTAACGCACTCCCGCTATCAGTTTTTTATTTCGGCCTTCGTAAGTAGCTCTTCAGACATCACTGTCCCGTAGATCCAAGCATATAAATCATCAGGCCCGTTATCGCGCAGTTCGTCATACGTTGTTACTGGTTTTCCATCTACACTCAACCCGTTTATCTTCTGCACAAATTTTGCTATAAACTTATGGCCAGCCTTAACCCTCGCTTCAGGGCCAAGGAGTAACTGCTCTGTGGTGATAACGTCTATCTCTCGCTGTGGAGCATGTTTCAACTCAACAGTTACAGTTTTGCCTTTGGTGTCGAACCATAATTTAGGTGCACACTTGTATACGTGGCTGTATCCTTTGAGATCCATTTAAGCTCCTTAATATGCCGATGCTTTGTCGATGTTCTGAACAATCATCGGGCTTTCAGCGGTTGCGTCAAATAGTGACGAGTAAGTAAAGTTAATAGTCGGCTGTGTTCCGTCTGCGGCCATTGCCGGAGTGTCTGGATTAGATAACAGTGCAGGGAAGAAGAATGTACTTTCGTAGGTTGCTGTGGTGTCTCCTGCGACTACTCCGTTATCCAAAACCAGCAGGACAGCGTTAGTGTTCGGGCCGGTGAACTTCTTTACCCATTCGTCGTGAGAGCTGTAACCGCTTGACGGGTCGCTAAAGTCAATTGGGAAACTAACCTCTGCGCCGAATTGAGCAGATCTGAATGTTTTACCTGGCCCTTCAATGCCACACATCTGTACTTTATCGTCGAGGCCGCTTGTGATGGTCGCCGTGATAGAGTCAGGGCAGAATTGAACCATTGAGCCAGGTGAAATGTCGGTATAGTCCGGTGCTGTTCCGGTTACGCTAACGCCTGCGCCGATGTAACAAGACAGGTCGGCAGAGGTGAACGGGTCAACCAACCCGCTGTAGTCAGGAGTAAGGTCGTTTACTGCTTCGTCTCCGACATACTCGCCAGGGGCTTTAACGTTGAACGTCAGTTTGATATCGTCTGTACCTTCTGCGGTCATCGTGAAATCAAACGGGCGAACACCACCGTAATACTGTTTGTATGTCGTGCCTTCCTTGTCGAACAACACCCAGATGCCGATTGCTTTATCTGCAAGCTCGTTGCCGGTTCCGTATGGCTGCGATAGTGGGTAAAGAACCCCTTTAAATGCGGAGGTGTCTTCTGCTACTCGCGTTCCTGCTTTGCCTAGATCGTGCTTCAGCAATAGGCCAATCTCTACGCCAGGGTAATAAGCACATTCAAGTGCGTGGATAACTTGTGACTCACGGCGAACAATGGAATCCTCCGCGTTGCCGAGTGCGCTATCTGCTCCCCTGAACTCAGTGCGTGATTCGTCAGTTGCGTTAAACTGAGGCATCAGGCCACCCATAACAGGCAACCACATGTAGCCGCTACCTGGATCAGTTCCTCTAGTTGTTTCTTCTACGACTGCGATTGCTTGAATACCCATTATTTCACCTCGTTAATATGTATTTCGATTGATGTTGATATACTAAAGGCTTCCCGCCCTTCGTCTTCTCCGACCGTCCAGCCTTCTTCGGAAAAGATAGTTGTTTGTGCAGATCCGCCGCGCCGTCTGTCTGCGGTGACTGTTGCATCAATAACCCCTAGCTTTTCGGATAGGTCATCAGGGGCGTTCTTGCCTGGTGTTGTCAAAGTTAATGTGTAACCGTTGTTGATTTTACGCCCACCGATAAATGGAGTGAATACGTTGTCTCCACGACTCACGACGAGACTGTATGACCTTCCACCTGCTTTACCTGTCTCAGTGTAAACAGACAGCCATGATAGGGCTTCAAGTGTTGAAATAAGGTCGTCAAATGCGTTTGTTTCTTTACTCATTATCTAACCATGAAGTTCTGCGTGGTTTGTTTTTCTTCGTCTTCGGTGATAGCGCCTGAGTCGTTCCAATCAACAGACAGTTTAACCTCATCCAGTGCGCGGTCATAGTCTGACTTATAACCTAAATACATGCTATTCCATACGGCTTCATCTGTCATGCTGATGGCATAGTCTTTGAACGAATACGCCACCGTCAGGAGAATGATGAGATTATGCACTCGGTCTTTGTTGTGCGCTTCATCGTCTGCGTCCAGAAAGTAGTCTGGATAAGTCGGTGCATCGTCTGCGCTGTTGTAAATACGCGCCCACTTGATCCCCTTTACGTCCTCTACATCACGCTTGACCTGTGCTAGCGCCTTTGCAATGTAATCGTCAAGGTCAAGGTTTGCCTCGTTGCCCTCAATGTACTTGGCAATATCAGGCCGTTCTATTAAGACCTGTTCTCTTGTCGGTGATTCAGCCATTACTTAACTCCGCGATCTTGCGCGTCATTTAATGCAGGGATTACTTCGTTTTCTACAAAATCCTGTATCTTCTTTGGTTTGCGTCCGCGCCGTTTCGGTTTAATTACTTCCTCTTTCACTTCTTCGATATCTTCACAGCGAAGACCTAAACCTTTATAGTTCTCAATCAACGCAGAGTCGTCGGTAGTGAATTCACCGTCTACCCAACCCCATGTAAACCGAGCGTTAAAGTTGTCTTTGTAAAATTTAACCATGTCAACTCCTGTGCGGGGTCGGTGTTAGCCAACCCCGCCATTGGTCGTTTAAGTTGTGAATGTCTCTACACTGGTCTTTGCGGCCACTGTATAGCCGAGCACGGTTGCCTCTGCGACAGTAAGTGTATCAGTCTCGCCGTTAGCCCACGTTGCCGCTGTTCCAGAGATAGTAATAACAGCTTTACCGTTTACAATGGTCAAAGTTGTAGAGGTAATCGAAGCAGTGCCGCCGCCATCGTCAGCGATTGAGACGCCGGTTGTAATCGCAGCGTTAAACCAGTCGTGGATTTCACCTGCTGCCGTCTTCAACTCAACCAGCACATCACGAGTCCATGCCGAAGTTGTAGGGACAGGAGTAACGGTTTCTGGTGTCAACACCCAAAGGATGTCACCAGAAGCTGCTTTGTCGCGTACCCCAACTGCATCCCGAAGATAACGTGGAGCGCGTTGTTCATTCTTAAAAGCCATTGTGTCACCTCTTGTTATTGCGGAGGGTTGTTACACCCTCCGCGTTAGTTATCAGGAAGTCGAAAGTCCGGTAATCTTGCCGTGGAACTCTTCAGGACCGTAATCGATACCCATCTGCCCGTAAATCTGGCCTTTTTCGGAAGCGCCGGTCTTGCTCAGTTCTTCGTAGAACAGAACACCCTTTTCAGGTACGGCTAGAACGACCGGCTTGCATACGCTCATATCTGCGCAGAGCAGTGAACCGGCGGGAACGTTGGCATCCCAAACAACCGAGACACGACCGACAAGCGGTGCAATGATAGTTTCGACGTTTACGCCGCCGACGCTACGATCTTGCGGTGCGAATCCATAAAGCACACTAAGTCGCTGTACGTCGAGTGCGCTTGCGAAGATAACCGGCTGTACGAATTGAGACCCACCGCCAGCCATAGTGACAAACAGCTCATCCATCAACGCTTTGGAGATATCAGCGGTTCCGGCGGTTACGGCGTTGGTTGTGGTTGCCGTCAAGATACCACGGGTCTTGGCTGCGGTTCCTGCGTCGGTTGCTGCCTGATACGTACCGTTCAGGAAGCTATAATTTGCATCCTTGGCAATCTGAAGCAGGTTCGCCATGATCTGAAAGTCTTTTTCGTTACGGACAACGTTTTGACCTTCGATAGACAGACCTGAAATTTCGCCAACAACTGATTGCTTGGCATAGGACACACTAACCTGCTCTTGGAAAATTTGAACAGTGTTGGTGTCCTGGCCGCGTACGTAAGTAGTCGGAGTCGGTGCGGTCAGTGATGCGGTTTCAGTGATGGCCGGTTGTGCTGCTGCTTCAAGGCTCCACGGTTGTGCAGTGGGAAACTGGAAAGAGCTGGTTTGCAGGACTTGTCCACCTGCAAGTCCACCCATCATCGAAAGGAAAGGAGTAGAGTTGCCCTGTACACCAATTTGGAACACTTCGCCTAGATAGTTAGGACAGTTCCATACGGTTGCTGCTGCTGCTGCGTTTGCCATGATTTATTCCTTTTTCTCGAATAGTTGTCTTTTCAACGCGACTTGGAGTGCAACATTGCCATCCTTCCGCGCTTGGTTATATTCTTCTTGCAGTGTTGCGGTGTGCGTATCGCCTCCTGGCCTTGCGCCTGGAGCGGTCGGTTTAACTGTTGCCAATTTCTCAGCAAGGTCAATCTTCTCTGCCAGCGTACCGGAATTACCCGCGACCGTTTCCCGTAGGTTTTCGGGAATAAGCTCGATCAGTGTTTGAAGTTTGGCTTCGTCGCGTACCTTGTACCCTGTCAGAATCGTGTTACTTTCTTCGATCTGCTTTGCGAATGCGTCAAGCTCTTTCTGCTTTTGCTCCGCAAGAAGTTTAAACTCTCCCTGCTCTGCAAGTTTAGCGTCATCGGCCAGACGCTTTTCGTCTTTTGCCTTGTCTCGTGCTGCAATCAAGGTTTTGTGTTCGTCTTCGAGATAAGCTAAGCGCTTCCGCGCTTCGTCATCCCCGCCTTTTGCTGCTTCCGCTGCATTGGCTTTAATCGTTGCTTCAAGTTCTTCGTTCTTCTTCTGTATTGCTGCAATTTCTTCGGGAGTCATCCGACTGCCCTTTCTCACTCAATCCTGAGTGTTTAAATTGTGCCGACTTCCACCGGCGTAAAGTGATTAGCTCATGTCTGCGTATCTCTGTTGCATGAACTGTTACAAAGTGTTCTATTTGTTTTTCCGTTTCATCCACGCTTTAATTTTCTTAATTACTCGCTTAACATTCTTTTCGTTGAATGCAAAGAAGTTACGTTTTTGGTTGAACTTAATGTTGTAACCCTTAAAGCCTTCTCTGCCGGTCAACTGTAATTTAACGCCGTGCCGTGAAGCTCTGACACCTCTTGGCATTGCTCCGAGCATCTTGCCCGAATCAGTCAGGTTAACTTTTGCTGTTCTGCCGCGCTTTACACGGCTCGCCAGTGTTGCCTTGGCGTATGGCTTAAATGATCTGTTGTCAGCATCTTTGCCTGCCTGTGTGCGCTTCCTGATGTCTTTCGTTAACTCAAGCCCTACCGCCTTCCAGAATCGTCTATCCTCTGGAGTCTTAATAACTATCCTTGGCACATGCACTTTTATGGTTGGCTTTATCATCCAAGTAACTGCACCTCTTCTTCAAAGAACGGGAATAATTGGTGGCGACAGTTGAAACCTCCAGGAGTGCCGCCCCAATAATCAGCCTCGACCCATTGTGCGCGTGTTCTGACAGGGTTACTCAGTGCTGCCACGCAAACATCCCTTGTTTTTCCGTCTGATGGGCCGACTGCTTCCCATAAATCATCATCACCGTCAAATCCAATTGACTCGCCAGCATCCTTCAGCACCTCACCTTGAAAATTTAGTATCGACGTATTAGCGTGTGTAAAGGCGTGATTGCTTAACGGGCTACCCTTGCCATCGACTCCAACCGTTGCAGCTCTCACGGCCTCTACCATCGTACTAAGCGGTGTAGCGCTCACAGCGTTCTGAACTAATCCAAGCCGTAACTCATTCATTGCCGAAACGCCGATGTTGTTGAACTGGTCGAGATCCATCTGAGCTAATGCGCGAAAGTCTTGCCGGTCTATCGTTGTGAACTCTGGTGCAGGTAGTCCACGCCGATTGAATGCTTCGACAGTCTCAGGCGGTATATGTGCGAATGTGGACACGTGTTCTTCGGCTAATGCGAAGTATCCAGACTCGCGTAACGCTTCAATCATTGCAGGTTGCGAATTTAAAAGAACGGTTGCATCAAATAACTCTGTTGCGCTTGTTGCACCACCTATCACATTCAGCAGATTCTTTTCTAAACGTTTCATCACCTTGTCTAATGCAAGGGCGTAATCGTCTATTTGTTGGTCAGCCTTTATAAGTGGCATGGCTACGCCTCAAACGATGGGACGGTAGCCGCTAGCCCTCTGAATTGATCGTATACTCTGCGTTTGTCTGCTAACTGTGCTTCTGTCAAGTCAGGGTTTCGTATAAGGTGATATTCTTCAAAGGAAATAATGCCAAGACCTAATTGCTCTTTGGCGATAGTCCACTCTTCGTTTTTATTGACTGGCAGTACAGGCTCAGCGAAATCAGCAACACCCCTACCTTCTGAATCAAGCCCCCAATCGTGGACAGGAGACATTGCAGCGAATACCTGATATAGATCCTCTTCGAATTGTTTAGCTGCAACAATTCGTGTCTGGCGCAGTTCAATATTTTCAAACTCCTCAACAATTAGCTTAAATCCACTGTCTGCTGTACCACGCCCGGCAATGTTTAGGTTTACGCCCCATTCGTCGGCAATGGCTTCGCGGAAGGGCTTGAACCATGCCATGAACTCAGTGACGTTTGCGGTAGGAGATGCAAATTCAAAGAACGGTGTCTCTGCGCTGTTGTTGCTATCAAGTGCGATTGCTGCGTCAATACCCCTTACAAACCCTTCAGGGATCGTCATGTTTGTTACTGGTGCGCCAACCATCGCGTATCGCGCGTTAAATAATGCTTCCGTGTTGAACAGGTTCACACCGTCTGACAGTTGAATCAGCTGCTCCCATGACTTGTACTTCCACAACTCGCCCAATGGAGGGCGAGTGTCGTTTAGGATAGCCGCAGGGACAATACCGTATGGGTTATCTGTCTTCGAAACACTGTCTCCCTCTAAATCATAAATCGTTGAGGGTGTCCAGATATGGTAAATCTGGTTGCCACTCATTCCGACGATGCCAGCGGTATAAGCTAACCCGTCAATCTCACCTGTCATGCGGTTTATGATAACGTCGCTATTGTTGCGTGACAAAACTGTCAGTGTTAGCTTTTGGCTCTCTGTGTCAAACTGAGGCAACAACAGCGAAGCTCTAAACAGCCTGGCTCTTGCGTCCAAGTCTTGAGAGATGAAGTTAAGATTAGTCTCGCGCAGAAGGTCATTATATGCAACTGTCTGCGTTTCGCTAACATCGCCGTTTAAAGTAACCGCACGTTTAGGAGACTCTTTGTATGTTTTAGCGGATCGTTCAATGAGAATTTTAGTGGGGTTTTCGTACAGAGGAACAAAGCCGCGTTTGCGCCACTTCGTTAGCTGACACTCTAAAAGCTCTTCCATGTGCAGCAACATATCATTTTCAAGGTAGTCTACCGCCTTCTGTGCCGTCACCACCGCCGCGCTCTTAATGTTGTTCTGTAAAGTCTCGAATGTGTCAGCCATTTACAATCCTATTAAGGGCAGAGGTGTGTAACTTTTAAGACGTTACCACAATATGTAGTATGTGTCAACATAATGACGGTGTGTCAAATAATTGACGGTTGCAAGACAAAAAAACAGGCACGTTAATGCCTGTTGTAATTTAACACTGGTTAATTATAAATCGTATCCGACTATGCACCTAAACATTTCGTCTATAGGAATGCTCATAACTCCTCCTGCGACCTATCCGGCAACCCTGCCAGTGCCAGTATGTGTATTCGCTTCGGCGCGTTGGCTATCCGGTCAAGCTGCCGAGGTGTTAAGCCTAGCTCCTTGGCAAACTCTCGCATCGTCCAGCCCTTTGCTCTTACGTCTTGGGTGTATTGTTTCATGTTATTCCTTATCAACTACTAGCGTTCCAGGGTGCTCAACGCTCAAGACTAACTTGTCTCCAACATTGAACATGCTAGTATCTATATTTACCACTAACCCTTCACCAATATTCAAGGTATCGTCACCTTCTACAGTAGCCACTGGATCGTCATGTTGTGTACCCATCCCAACCTCCTCGCTGTCTCTGTTGTTATGCTGTTATTGGAGCGTAATAATAGCATCACCCTGCACGTAGATTGTGTTTCCACCCACGTTGATGAACAGAGCTTGTGTGTCAGCACTACTGTATAATATCTCAGCAGATTCATACGTTCTCACAACTTTACCACCGGAAATGATCTCGACTTTCCCGGTCTCATTTGTCAGTGACTCATAGTTCGCATTGTCATACACCTTCTCCATACCACCGCAACCTGATACTAATACACACACAACAATCATCAACACAATTCTTTTCATAATTCCTCCTGTTAAAGTTAACTACACCCAAACAATAGACGCACCCGTCCTCTTTGTCAACATAAATAGACATTCTTTCCGCATTATTCGTGACTACCAGTTGCGGATTGTCGGCTTGCCGTAGACAGGGAATCGTCGGTGGATTAGATAACCGGCTGCATCGCTTGGGTGGGTTCGCTTGGGATTTTTACGCTTAAATACTTCGTATGGATAAGTCGTGCGTTCATAGTCTGCAATGGTTTCCTTACAGCTTGGATGTATAAAATACTTACGCTCGCCCATCGAGTTGCAGGTCATAGCATTAACACTGTTGAACCTGTCACGTAATGAAGGGTTAGCGCGTGGATACTCAAGCGATTCAAGCCTTGTGCCTAGCTCATCGCGGATGATTGCGAAGTCTGACGTACCTTTGCTGCTCCTGCTCTTGCCGCTACTGTCAGGATAAACAATAAACCGGCAGTTGGGATACTTCTCGATCAGTACACGGCACAGGGAGGCGGTGTCACTGTTAGGAAGTATAATCTCATCCTGCTGGTGTAGCTCGTTGCCGACCTGGTGACAGATGATAGCGGTCATTGGATCAACGTTAAAGTCCATCCCAACAAGAAGTGTGCCGGTTGTTACGATGTTTACATCTATGACATTCTTTTTGCTGAACTGTCGATATACTAGCCCGTCTGAAAGAATAATAAACTTACCATCCATGTAAGCATCGATTGAATTGTCATCGTATCCGCGCCGCAATGAATCCACAAACTGTTCTGGTAGCGCCAGGTTGTCTGTGGTTGATGCGTGTATCGCTTCCAGGTCATAGTTACCGGCTTCGTCACCCTCACAGATATCGAATCCCCAGTTCAATTCTTCAGGCGTTCCTGTCATGCCTATTTCACGAACCAATGCTTTCGGATCTCTTACGCGAGCAAGTATCTGCTTGAATACTTCGATGTCCTGGATGAATGGTTCGTCTATATTGGCTGACCCGATATTCGGCCCCTTGAGGCTGTCAGGGTCGTCGCCTGAGCCTATCCAGATGATACCGGTGCGGCCTTTGTGCTTTAGTAGGAACTCATGGTCTGTTTTGTTGTGGCGGTACTTGATACCACGCCCGTCGAGCATGGTCTTGAGATGAGGAATGATAGTTCGTTTTGCGAGTTTGTAAGATGGCGATACGTACAAATGCGGCGACCCGTTGTTGTGGAGTGCAAGTGATATAGCCCTTTTGGAACTACAAGCTGTTTTACCTGCTCCATATCCAGCCACCATTACCTTGATATAGGCTGTAGAGTTCCACCAATCTCGTTGGTGTTTGAACATCCCGCCCTTAATTACTTGTCCGTCTGTTATTAGCGGATCATCTTTGCGCCAGAATGACATTACAGGAACTCGTCGTCTTGACTGAACTCACCCTGCGGATCGTCAACTGATATCTCTGCGTGTTGCTTCTCTAGCCTGCCGACAGTGTTTAATAGCTTCTCTATAGCTTCTGGACGGTAGTGCTCGTGATCCTCTGACACCGACGCCATGCGAGCTAATTGCGTCCTGGCCAACTCAAGTTCGGCTATTAGTGTGCCATGTTTGATTTCAGGCAGGCTCGCCTTCTCCTCGTCTGTATAGCACTTACTGTAGAATCCGTGTGTCGTTTTTGCCTCATTGTGTGGCGGTGTTGCACCACCGTGTAGACGGCACTTACCGTTAGGCATTGCCTGCCCTTTACACACACCACCTGCTCTTGTCTTAGCTCCGCATTTTGCCATTCACTTATAGGGTATTTGCTGTGTCAATTATTTGACGGTTAGTGTGACTTATATATTCATCCACTGTTTATAGGTCATATCACCACGTTTATGCCCATTGAGAAGTTTGTGCGCTACATACAGTATACAAAGATACACCTTTTCAGTTTTAGTTAAATTGATCATATCCCCACCTCTAACCCTAAAAAGTTAATTCCCCTATTCGGCAATCTACCGTGACCAAAGATCCTGGCACCGTTGGAAATATGAATAGCTTTTAAGCTTAGTCTGTCCGTCATTCTGTAACTCGCTGTAAGCTTGAATTGCATGTGTCCGGTCAGCTTATCTGGCACAGTGTAGAGGTAAGCCCCTGCACATCCAAATGTTAAACTCTTATACGTTGCCGCTATTCCTGCATCAGCGTACTGCGTGTCACCAAATATGCCATAACTGGCTGACAATACGAACTGGCCTTCAGTTGATACGCTTACCTCTGCCAATGAGTTATGTTCGTTTACTATGCCTGTTGCGGCTGTTACACTTATCTCAGCAGCCAAGGCAAGGGTAGGAAGTAGAATAATAATCAGTATTACTAACCATTTCATCACACCCCCTATTTATTCAGCTTACACTTATCGCCCTTGCATCTCTTATGCCCTACCACTAAGCCACACTTACAGAATACTGTCATGTCACATCCGTATGAGTTCGACACTGGCAATACGCTTCAGCCATGTACTCGTTAAAGGCTAACGCTGCCGGAGATGACTTGCGCTTGCTCTTTCCTCCATGACACCGACAACTACCACCGCCGCGACAACGTGTGTCTACCGCCTTTGATCCGGTGTATGCTCTCTTGGTTGTTCTGCTCATGTAATATCCTTTAAAGACCGGTTACGAGGTTCCGGTGTCAGCATTTCGCTCTGACCGTTCGCCGCTTCTTTATCGCAACACCGCATCGCGTGTGGTTATTTTACGAGGCCACAAACCTGCTTGGCTAAATTGGCGGCCACTCCCATTGCTTGAGTGTACTTGTTTTGCATGTCGGCCATTCTCTCATACTCGTACCTTTCATGTTGTCTCCGTTAAAGTCAGAGTACTGGCCTAGCTTCACCTAGGATCGCCGTGTTAGACGGTGTGTTCCCTTACACCACTCAGCACTCAAATTGTGTTTAAAAAAGACGGAGACTGCAAGGAGGGACAGCCTCCGCCAACCTAGCCGCTTAGCATGAGTAGCGCACCAGGACTTTGTATAGATTTACAGTTTACATTATAACTTTATTGCTGTCAACTTTTCCGAATACCCAACCGCTCACAGGTTATGTGGGCTCAACACCGGCAAATTGTCTTGCGCTATCAGACGACCGATTGCATTCATCCCCATGCGCCGCCCGATTGGATTACCGTTTTTCAACGGCCAGTAACAGTCAACCCGGTTCGTGCGTTCCAAGCTGTAGACATCAACCGTTGTACTGAAGTCGTGATTAATAACGATGATAGTTTTACGTCGTCGAGGTAGCAATGGGATCGGTATTTCATCAGTATTTAGACGGTTAAACTCCCTGGCTTTTTGTGACCGCTTTGCACGTCGCCGCATCTTCTCGCTGCGCTGTTGTCGGTTACGTCGCATAATTAACCTTTCACGGTTCGCATATTAACTGGTTATAACGCTTTCTTTTCTACTTTACATTCGTGTGTCTTTGAGCAATCCACGCACAGTGCTTTGATGTCACCGCAGTAATCCAGTGATACGTCATCTTGTCCTCTAACTGCCGGTTGGGTTTCTGATACATCATCCCAATTTAAACATGCGTCGTAAAAACATTTCGCGCCGCACACATCGCATCTGTAGTAATCTGCTCCAGCCATTTTGTTCTCCTTGTTAGTTCGCGTTATAACCCA